GGGTATAGGGGTACTTACTACTTTACTTAGGGGTAAGGTAGTGTAGAGGGTTAGGGATTGATTAGGGGCTAAATGCGTAGGTCTAGGGGCTAGGGTTAATTAGATAGGGCTAGGGTACGGGTACGGGCAACGCTAGGGCTAGGGTATGTTAGGGCAAGGGTAAGGATAGAGTAGTGTAATAGAGGCTCAATGCGTGGCTCTAAGGGATAGAGTAGACATGAAAAAAGGCTAGGTTATTAGCCTAGCCTTTTAGTTGATTAAGGATTAATTAGTCAATGTAAACAGCGTGTTTAATTCTTCAGGTTTAAAGCCTTTGTAAGATTTATTAAACCTAGCTGTGTAGTGATTAAGCACTGTTACAGCATCTTGCACACAGATGTCAGTATCCATAAAGGCACTAATCCACCATGTATTTAGGTCCTTAACAGTACATCTACCGCCTTCAAAGGTCTCAACATAGTCAAGTATGTTTTGAAGCTGTGGAGGCATCTTAGAGAACATAAAATCCATAGCTTCACTGTTAACAGTGATAGTCATGCTTTCTATATTACGTTGACTCTTAATAACCTTAACATTACGTTTAGATCGGTTTCTTTTTGTTGTTTGAGTCTTAACTGACTGTTTATTTTTTGTGTTCATATGAACCCCTTATAAATTGCCTTAGTTATCTAAGGTAAGGACAGTATGACAGGTTACATAGGTTAGTCAAGTAATATATTAAGTTAGTGAGTAATTAGTTATTGTTTATAAACAACACTATTATACTAGCCTACTAACTTAGTAAGTTAACAAGAAGCACGGACGGACGGACGGACGGAACCAACGACGCACGGATCCTGGATCGATAGAGTAGAGGGAAAGGGTCAGGGATAGAGTAGAGTGAGCGACGGATTGAGGGAAAGGGATAGAGTAGAGTGATAGAGTAGAGTAGACCACAAAAAAGGGAACCGACCTTTCGATCGGCTCCCAAGATTGCGCTCAATCAACTAATGGCTATATAACCATCCTTGATCAATCGGTTGCGGTAATGAGACCAAATTTCCATTGGTGTTTGGACTGTTACCAATCCCGCTTGCTCCAAGGCGCTTTCAGTCGAGCCATCAGTGCCTACCAATTCACCTACTGTTAAAGTGTGATCTTTAGCATCTACAAGGGCTTTAATGATACAACCTGCTTGGGCTGGGAATTTCCCAGTCGGTGTAGCAAGTAGTGTAATCACTGCATTGTAATTCATCGCGCTTTTGCCTGTTGCAGGCGTAAAGTTTGGATCTATTTTTGAAGTTTTCATAACTTTCTCCTTTCTAATTAAGTCGGCAAAATTACCTACTTAGTGCAGTCATTATACTAAGGATTGGTACCAAAGTAAAGCAGTGTAAACAAACCATGAATTGCGGATCGTGGTCCGCGAACGACGGACAGAGGGATACAGGGATAGGGTCAGGGTTTGGGTTCAAGCAATTGGATGCAATTGCATAGAGTAGAGCGATAGAGTAGAGTGAAGCAATTGGGCTCAATCAGTCTTTGGTTGCAAACTCTCCCTCGATCACGTTTGACTCGGTCGCTCGCTTTTTGATCAGTTCTTCGAGTCGAGTGAGTATGTCGTCCTTGGACATCAAATCGATCTTTGCGGTCAGTATTTCACGTCGATCGATGTACAAACCTCCCGCCTTGCCTCGATGGACCTCGGCTGTGATAGCCGCGGAGATCTGCCCTTGGTCCTTTGCCTCCTCCCGTAGATCGTGGAGCGTGGACAAGTGGTTCTCTAGGGAAACTGCGTCTCTTTCTGACGCCGCTATTTCCAACTCGATCAAATAGTTTCGTACAACTGGGTTATGGTTTAGTAATACACTGCCCTGAGTCTTAGCGCCCTTACGATCCTTGGTGTATCCCGCTTTTATCGCGGCTTGCGTAGCTGTCTGACCTTTTAGGTATTCCCGACAAAATTTCTTTTGTTTTGAGTTGAGTTGCTTCCAAATCTTACCGTTGGCATCAGCAAACCCATTTCCGTCTTCCGTGGGAACCAAATTGGTGTAAGTTAATTGTTTCATAGACCCTCCAAATACTATTACAATCTTATTATAAAATAACTCTTTTATATACTTTTCTCATGCCCTCTAGTAAATCTTACTATAGTTTCTAATAGAGTAATAGAATTCTATTAGATTTGAAAATTGAAAGAACCCAATGAACAAGAGGGTTGTAGAGTGAATCTATTAGTATATTAGAGATATTAGTACATTTGAAGAATTTTTTTCAAAAACTTTTTTAATTTACCAGATAACAATACTAATAGATCCGATAACTAAAAAACCCCCGACTGTGGAGGCAGTCGAGGGCTTCTATCATTCAGGAGATGAATGAATTATTTATTGTGGTCCTTTATAATCTCTGTTAGCCCTTCGTCGTCGTATATTTCTGATATATCTATCAGATAGTTGAGACCTAACCTATGAGTGATAAATTTCAAGGCTGCGTTGACATCTGTTGTGTCTTCAAACTCGTCAGATGGACAAAAGCCCGTAAAATCTCTTTCACTGATACCCGCGTGATCCATGAGTAGATAAACCGTTTGGTCAGCTGTTTTGTTCCACCACGTCTTCCAATCGTTGTTCCAACCGTCTCCGTGGAATACGCTGAGCACCTCTGAACTGAGTAGCTCCCGCTGTTCAGGGGCTATTTCCATCATCAAATGACCGCCTCCCTCTTCTCGCGTATTAGCGTGAATCATAGGAATATCTCCCTTGAGATCGCCCATGTCTATCGACAGATCGCCTTTAGTGTGGAAATCTATATAACCGCCTTCCGCATACATGTTCTCCGCACCTATGCTATGGTATTGAATATTGTGGTATAGATTGTGATACTTTTCTATCGCATCGACCACTGGTTGTACATAGTTTACATATCGCTGTAGATTATTCATTTCTTTCTTTTCCATATCATTGCGCCTCCTCGCGCTAGTTAAATTATCTTATATTTCCTAAATCTTATAACTATGCCCGTATCGCCACCGCCTCCAGGAAATCGGTGAGTGATATAAGTATAGTTATCATCTTCACTGACGTGAGTGATTATAAATGCATCAGCACTACTATACTCACCTATTTCTTTTCCTAACGGTGCTTCGGGGAAGTCAGAGGCGTCTGCTCCTTCGAACAGTTCACCCCCGTTTTTTAGTTCTATCCACTTTTCCATATCACACACTCCCGTGGGGATTAATGTAAACTTGTACACTTCCGCTGTAGCAAGTTCCCCCCATCGAAGGATAAACCTCAGTGTCTTCTATGCAGATAAACTTATAGTCCTTATTTTCGAACACCCGTAGGTCTAAGCGACTGGGCTTATGTTCCTCGGTCACTCCATAATAGGTAACTTCCCCTAGATCCCGATGGATGGTTTCGATTAGTCCATCTTTGCGTGCTTCGGCTGCTGCCTCTAGGTCACAAATTACGATGCCTCCGTCCTCTCCATCGGCATGTCCTTGGTTCATATATTCAAGTATTTCCTTTACATTTTTCATATTATTGCCCTCCTTGAGCTTTTCTATTAATTCTAAGTTTGGTTAAGTTTATAAATGTAAATATGACAATGGCTGTCTGCCATTATTCCTGTCATTCGCATAACTCCTTCATAGTTATAAACAACTATAAAATCGTCTCCAGGCTCTCCGTCATTCTCCATAATAACTAATCCAGAAATGTTTCCTTCCCACCAATCTTCTGGGTCCATTTCATTGAGCACCGTGTTTCCTTCATAATGGTCTTGTCCGTACCCTTTACATGCGTCATGTGCTCTAGCCAACTCTTTAACAAATCGTTCGCTCATATTCATCACAGAAGTCTTATAGTTATATTCCGCAGGGTCAAAGTAGTCTGACTCTAACGTTCCGTTTTTGGCGTAGTCCACCGCGTTTAAGTTTAATTTTCTTTCCATTCCATCTCTCCTTTCTAACTTTCTATTTAAATCGCGCCCTTACGCGCGGGTACCCCGCTATTATAGGGTACAAAACTGCCATTTTAAAGCAGCCTACCAACCCGTGATTGTGGCAACCGCCACCAAACTAACATATAGGCAAAGCGCCGCATAAAGCATTAGGTACAAGGGTTTAAGGATTTTATCACGCACCTTATAGATTTCCATAAGTACCAAAGGTAGAGCAAAAAAGGCGATGATCCCAAGTGCTTGTAAGATAGAGTGTAGACTATTCATAGTAGAGCTCCACAGTTCCTGAATAACAAGTTCCACCAGGACTGACGTCTTCCTCTATAGATTCAATTACCACGAATTTATATTCGTCCCATTCATAAATAATTAAGGTTAGACGACACAAAGTACCTTTTAAGGAATACTCTTTATTAATAGGATCGTATGAGGGATGCCTAAATAAACCGAGTGGTTGATGAGTAACAGGGGCTAGGTATTCAGCCAATGTACTTAACAGTGAACCACCGTCCTCCCCAGTTTGTATGTTATCATTATCTTTTAAATGATCGACCACAGTCTTTAGTTCTTTCTCCTCATCTAAAGTAAAAAGGTTCATACTGCCTCCTCTACAGGCTCGAGTTCATATCCGTCAACGCCGTCAACTCGTGTCGCTACATACCAGAACTTTTCGCCTGTCTCAATATCTTCGAGTAGCGCATCAAAATCAAAACCTTCCCACTCTTGCACTATTTTGCTTTCAGTCAGTTCCTCGCTTGAATAATACTGACCTTCTGCATTAGTCGGCAATGCGTCAATAATTTCTAACCATAAATCAGAATAAAGACTAAATATCTTTTCAACACGGTCTGCTGTAGTTATACATACAAATTCTTGGTATTGATATGGATTCCTAGCTTGTTCGTGATGATAACAAAGGTGTACTCTATAGTATTTAGGTTCTTTCATTAGACACCCTCCTCAAGTTCTGCGATCAACTCGTCTAGCATTTCCATTTTTTCTTGGTACACTTTCAATTCTTCAAGGAGCTCATCTCTTCTCAGCTTCTTTTCACGGAGCTTTCCTCTTTCTAAAATTTTCTTCGAGTAT